GATGGCGTAAGCGATATACCTTGCCCTCAGCGCCGCTGCGTATTCGCCAAAGGGCACAACACTTTCCGCCAGCTCCAATTCCCGCAATTCAAGTGAGCTGAATCGTGCCATTAGCTCCCCGGTGGTACAACGGTAGTGGGTCTTCAGCCGGATCAGGAATCTTCGGTGCCTATCGGCGCGAAGTTTTTTAGTAACTCCTGATCCGTAGCCGCTCCCATGCCGCTCAATTTCATACAGATATCGCAAACTTTCGACACGATGGCGGCGGGCATCATCCTGATCTTCGGAATCTGCGCATATTTGAATTTATGCTTGCCCTTTGAATCCCGCACGCACATTTGAAACATCAAGGATTCCACCAAGTCCGGGTCTACTTTGCCATCCTGCTGCCGGCATCCCTTCTGCCAAGTCGCCTTCTCAGTCACCATGAATCCATGCACATATACCACGCCAACTCCTTCAATCTTGTGTTTTTTGATGGGTATATTGTTGCAGAGATCAAGAATCGCCTCCGAACTTGCCTCATTATCCTGCCCGGCTCCTTGTATCTCTTGGTCTACCTGGCTTTCTTGTTCTGACATAACGCGTCCTTTCCTGTCATCTTCTAAAGTGCCCTTTCACCATCGAAAAGGCCATTTGTGCCATTTTCGGTTACTAACTGGGCCAACCCAGCGCCAATTCGCCTCCTGCAGCCACACAGAGCCAACCAGAGGCCTCCTGAAGCCACACGTTGTGCTTCTTGAGGCAACGGCACCATTTAGGTCCCCGGCGTGAAGACCCACTTCGTTTCGGGAGTGATTTCCACATCGTATTGCGACTCGCCCGCCAGGGTATGGCGGACGTTGCTCACGCCCGAAATATACCCGTTGCCGGCCCAGGTGCTGCCATCATCGTCCGTATGGGTCCAGTTTTCCTTGGTTCTGGCCAGGAGTTTAGTCCTGCAGGCGGCAAGGACCGTCTTATCCTCACTAAGGGTCGCCGTCATGGGTCCTTCCACTACGGCCCCCGGAAAACTTGTCGCGATGCGGTCGACATCGCCGGCAGCAGCTTTCGCGATCATGCTAAGCTTGAGCCCGCCGATGGTGACATCCACGAGCGGTGATAATGCCCCGGTAACGGCGCCAACGAGTGTTCCGCCATATAGCGTTGTTCCCATCTTTGTTCTCCTTTCAATGTATCAATACATAAGGGTCCGCCCACTGGACGGCGTAGAGAATTTCCACCGTTATCAGGATGCCTGTTTCGGGGACATCGGTCGCCTCGGTCGCAACGATATCCAGGAATTTGGCATAGCCACCACAGCGAGGGTCCTCGCATAGTTTCTTTATCACATCCGCACAGACCTCGTTTAGTTTGGTATCTATGCACTCATCGGCATCGTCCGACTGAATGACAACGATCCAGATGAAATACTTCTGCCTGACCACCCGCGGCTCGCGTCCCGTGGCCGGATTCACCGGGGCCTTGTTCTGCTCGCTCGGGCCCTGGAGTATGTAGGCCGTCAGATCCGCAAGCGGTTGGTCGGCCAGCAAAAAGCGTTTGGTCCGCGTCGCTATCAACGTGTAGTTGTAGCCGTTGGCCTCCGTAATGCCGGCTATCGCACGTTCAAGAAAGGCGCCGATCTGCTCTGTGACGGGAATCATGTCCTTTTCCCCGCCAATATCAGGTAAATCTGGTCGTTAATGTTTGGGACCAATTTTTCAGCAACCTCTTTTTCGCACCCGGCAGCCAGACCGCCAACGTTGAAATACGCTTCTGCCAGGGAGGGACCCACTATTGCCAGGATATGTAATCGCGGCACGAGTTTGGCGCCTTCTGGAATTTCGCCGGCCCGGATTCTCGCCTTGAAACCGCCGCCCACGGGCTCGCGGATAAATATTCCCGTGTGCCCAGTGGGCATCGTCGCCTTAAAGGCGTGCGGAATCAAAGTTCGTAGTCCCATGGCCAGAGGCGCCGCCCAGGTGACCCCGCCGCCAGCCTGCCTCGCCCCGAACCCAAGCAGTGGTATCCCTCCCGTGCCGATATTTATCCGAGAGAGCCAACGTCGGTACGTCGCCCTGGGTGCTATCGTTAATCGTGCCTTAATGTCCCGGTCCCTTAATTTCATCTGCTCGCGAAGCCGGCGGCTGATCAGGGTGCGCCCCTGGTCGGCGGTGCGATTAATGCCGCGAGAGACGACCTTCGGCAGGGCATGGACCGTTTCTCCAAGCCTGCGCTCGAATTCCCTTAGCTCCTGGTCCTCGATCTTGATTTGAACCGCTTCTTCTGTCATTGCAACTCCATAGTCACCCAGCCGCTATTCTGCGTAAGTATCCGCACGATGCGCATCCACTTGGCCGCCAGGCCGGGTCTCGGCGCTATCAGCACCAGGTCACCGCCAGTATCTATCTCGGAGCTGGCAATACCATGACTGCCATTGTTGACTACCGACAATTGGGGCATCGGGTAGCGCGCGCGCGTTTTACCGTCCTTCGGCTCCTCGGTCCGATACCGGCAGTGGGCCGAAATGACACGGTCCAACCCATCATCGCCTTTGCGATAGGTCACCGTGACGTTGGCCAGCTCGCCAATGAGGACCGAGCCCATGTCCCGAACGGTTTCATCGAATTTCAGGACCATTTAGCTTGTGCTCAACGTGGCATGTGCCGCATACTGCCAACGGCCATAGCCAACGGCTCTACGCGCGTATGGCAGAACGAGCATCTGGCCATTCTTCTTCCACTCTTCGCTTCCCTCACCGATGATCTGCAGGTCTAGCTCCATCTCGTCCTGGCGAATCAGGGGTTTCAACGGCGCATCGGTCCGGAAGATCAAGAAATTGGTCGTGTAGGTCAGTAGCGGATTGGCCTCTATCGACACGCTGAAGCCGCCCTTTGCCTGCGCCGAAACGAGAGGATTCGTTCCATCCGCAACGAGAGGATTGTAGATCGCCGGTGCCAGGAACTGCCAGAGGACGGGACTTGTCATGATGAGAAATTCCCGGGCGCTGGAATTCATGGGTTTGCCCTGATCATCGAGCCAACCCATCATGTAACCGATGACGCCGAGAATTGCCTTGGCGCCTTCGACAGGTGTCGGGGCGGCCGCCACGGTGACTTTAAGCGCAGCAACCTCGGTGGAAGTCAGCAGATTCTTCAGCACCCCGCTCTTTCCCTCGACGTGATCCGTGTCAAAGAAGTAGTGGCCGTCGTAGCAGTTACCCAGTGTCGAGCCGGTGCCTGCGAGCAGTAGTGCGCTCAGCAGCTCCATCCAGTGGGCACCGCAACGGGACGCGAACTCGTCAACGAGCAAATCAACCTGGCCGGTCTTGTCCCGCTCGATAAGCTTGCGGGGGATACCCAGGCCCGCCCTGTATTCGCGGTTCCTGATCTGGTAGAAGAATTCACGCAACTTTTCTACGTGATACTCGCCCTTGACTTCCGACAGTCCCGGGGGCGTGCCCAGCCAGGCGTAATCCTCGACTTCCTCGTTGCTGTCGAATTTCACGCTCGCCCGGTCGATCCAGGTTGACGCTTCGTAGAGCTCCAGCTTGGAACGGTAACGACCTTCTACACCTTTTTCAGTTATGAATCTTGGCATTGTCTATCTCCTTAAAGGTCTATTCATCCCGACTCGTTCGGGACTCGTTCGGGATTCCTCATTTTGCGGGCAAAAGAAAACGGCAAGTAGATGAGTTAGGCACCTACTTGCCGTCTCTTTTCTTTCGTCACGAATCAGCCGGCCAGCCGAATCGCGAACCCGCAATTGCTTTTACGTTTCCTGCGCCCAGATTCCGCGCTTATCGAGGATGTGCCAGCCGGCATTCGTGGCTTTCCCATTGCTGGCAAGAACCAAATAATCGCCGCGCTGCGCCGTTATCTTAGTATTGTTCAGTTGCTTCCCGGCGGCGCCTGCCGCCATGCCGCAGCCACCGGCATTATTGTCGGCGGCATTAAAGTCAACCGATATTAGGGCAACTCCGAATGCCGCCGCGTTAACGACCGTCACCATGTAGTCGGCAATCGATGATCCGGCCAACAAGGTGATTACCACGGCATCTGTATCGACGTAAATGATCTTGCCACAATCGGCGGCGTCCGTCGTATAGTTGGCAGATTTCAAAACCCGGTTCGGGTTCGATCCGAACTCATCGTTCTCGCCGGGCCGGAATTCCACTATCGCCGTATTGGCCGCTACGTAGCGGACTACAACGCCTACAAAACTATTTCCGGGTGCCGAAAAGGTCAAAGTGTCATCGGCGCTCGCGTAGACGGATGCATTGTTTGTCGCATCCTTTATCCCCACGCCGGCAAGAGTAACCTTAAGCCGGTATCGTCCGGTCAGATGCTCGACGGTCCGGTCACCGCCGCTGGGATTGACCACATATTCGAGCGAATGGCCCCGGAATTTGTCGCCGGCCACGAGGCCGTGGACATATCCGGAGCTGTCACCCAGCATCGCTCCTTCGAAGACCGTGGCCGCCGATAGAACGGGGCTTTCCGAATGCTTGTCTATGACCTCGGTCAATACTGTATCTGCTGCTAATACCATCGTTTGTCTCCTTAAATTGTGGCACCGTTTGCCCTGACAGCAAAGATGCCTTTAGACTTTCTGTTCTTCCTTAATCACTCTCGTTGGTTGGTTTTTGAGCCAATCCAGGGCTGCCTGGGCACGAATGCGATCACCGCCTCCGGAAGAGCGAAGAAGATAATTTTCCACCGCCCTTGTCGAGTTCTCCTCGCCGCAGGGCAGGACACAAGGCAGTTTGAGATCGGCTTTGCCGGTTAATGAACGATAGGTGCGGAGTACTCCTTCGGCAAAGGGATCGTCAATGGCCAGGACAAAAGGTACAACCGTATCAATCGCTGCGACGAATTTCTTATCAGTTTCTTTTTTTGCCATGTCATTCCTTTCCTGATGCGTCTTTCCAGACTTGCCAAATCATGTCTCCTTGCGAAGGTGAATGGCCGGTCACGTTTTCACTTTTTTCTGACATTGTGGCGGACGTAAGCCAGATAGGATTGGGCATCGCCATATTCGTCCTGGACCTGCTGAGTCTGGGCGAAGTGCTCATTGAGCTGAGCATCCGTGGCCGTTGCCTCGTCAAATTTCACCGCCGGGGGCGGACCGCCCTCCGTGAACTCCTGGATGGCAGGATCAATTCTTGCCTTTCGTGCCTTGACGAGGTCCTCACCTAATTGCTTGTTGGCCGCCTGAAGTTTGTCGGCACGCATCTTATATGCCTGCTCGACCGTCTTGCCTTCGGCAAAACACGTAACCAGAAGCTCACAATCACCGCCGCAAGCAACCTGCACGTCTTTGAAAAGACTGCACAATTTCTGCCGGCCTTCGGCCAGACCTTCCTCCTTGCCAGCACTGAATACCTCGGCATGGAGCTCGGGCCATTTCTCAATAAAAGTCTCGATTGTCATTTGATCTTCCTGCACCATTTCATTCTCCTTACAAAGGCTAAATTTTATTGCATTTTTATCATTGTCGGCTTCTGATAGAGCCGTTGTCTCGGTATTCTTAAACACACCAAAGACACAAGCACTTATTTCCAGAATGGCGGCCTTGCGAAATATGGCCCCAGGCCCTTTGAAGGTCGTGCCATTAACCTTGGCTTTCTGACCATCGGCAATCTGTTCGACAATCTCAGGATTGAGTGTAAGACTGGCTTGGAAGGGAAAACCTTCTATCATGTCCTGCTTTAGTTTGGCCGAATCGGGATTGGAGAGAAATGGACCCTCGATAAACACTTCCGGTTTGACCCCCTGTTTTTTCGAATAAGTCAGCCTTAAAGCACTGTTGTGGTCGATAAGTCCAGGCG